TTTATCTTTTTCAAATCCGTTCTTTCCTTGTTTAATTCCAGTCTGTTCCATTGCGATCTTCAAAAACTCATTTTGATACAGGTTTATTTGGATCCAAAGGAATTGCGGATCTCCTTTCAAGGTTAGGTCGATATTCAGATGTTTCCATTCATGTTTAGGAGCTTGGCCGACATATACCATTGTAACTTTATATCCGTTTTCTTTGAATACACGTTCGATGATATCTGCGTAAGTTTCGGTTGATGATCCGGATTCCCAAGTAAAAGTGTGGTCATAATAGAGCACTACATCACGGTTTAGTTTTGGTCGGTAGTAATCGGCTATCATTTTAACTAGATCCTGTAGTTTGCTTGGTGTTTTGACATAAAAAGATTTAAGTACACGCATAGTATGATTATCCAACTGGCCGATAATAGCTGTCGATATGGAGGCATTGGAGTCGAATGCCAGATGCAGTTCTTTAGAGAAGTCAAGATCACCGTCGCCTAGACAGCCGCAAGCTGTTAATTTACTCCAGTTACTGCCAAGATCCCGGAGCCGTCCATTATCAGCGGGTGTGTAGAAATGAATATTATCATCTAAAGCTGAATAGAACCCGTTTTGCACCCGGAATAAACGTTCATTCATAAATGCTGTACGCCAAATAAGAGGTGGAGAGTTGCGATACATTTGCCAGATGAAATCTTCTCCGAGTACTTCCAGGTTATCAAACACGTCATATTCACCATAGAAAACTGTATATTCTTTAGTCTTCCCCTGTTGTGGCTTAATAGGTGGTTGATATTTTCGTGCCAAGTCTAAATCATGCTGGTATTCTTTGATCATGCGCACCACATGGTCTGTCAGTAGCTTACGTTTATATTCCTGCACTTTTTTATATAAGTTTCGGATCAGGTTGATATGTGCCAGCGACATTTCATCTATCTTATCCAAGATCCATTTCCCCATTGAAGCGGTAGGCATATCTGTAGAGTAACTGACGCTGTGATGGTGAGGACAGTCTCCAAAATATTGCCGGTTACCACGATTGGCGGGATCTACTTCGCTCTTTATTTTTTCGTAATTGAGGAACTTTGCTTCAGGGCCTATCACCCAATCAAGTGACATAGAGTTTGCAGACATTCCCTGGTTAAAGGAAAGAATCACCATGACGGTACCATTCCAAAAATGGAAAGCATTATTCCAACCATCAGCTAATACTGGACGTACTGGTTTGCCGAATCCCATGCTTTCCGGAGCTTTGTGACCAACAACATAATGAATGCCTTGTATGTATCCCCATTCGGCAAGTGCTTTGCAAATGGCCGGCAGTGTATTTCCCCAAGCTTTTGCATAGCTGGGAGAGATAAGTCCACCCAAAGAACCTGGCATTTCCCACACATTACGTAGAATGATGCGTGCATCAATTCCTTCCGATTTACCGGTACCACGTGATGCGACTATATATTCGTCATGTGCGTTGATGGCCATTGCCTGTCGTTGCATTCTATTAAAGAATTTGTCTACGACTTCATTCTGCTTTCTTCTTAGTTCATAGGCGGATAGAACAGGAGAGATTTGCGTGTTCATTCTTCTTCCTCCTCTTCAATGGGATGAGCGTCCACTGCTTTCTTGTTTAACATTCCTTTAAACATACTGCGCATTCTGATTCGTTCTTCTTCAAGATTCTCTATCGGTTCGAGCCCCTCCAGTAATGTGACATCATCTGAAGGTTCAAAGGATGGAGGTACCAGTTGCGAGTAATCGAATTTTTCATCTTCCTTGTCAGAACGTGTATATTTGCCTATTTTATCCAATGCAGCTGCAGCTCCCTTTGCATCTTCTTTGTCCATTGCCATATTAAAAGCCTTTTTTCCACCTTCGACAATCATATACCGGTACCAGGCTTTGGCTGCAAGTTGTATGTTTCCTACTAGGCGGTTAATCATGCCTATGTCACGGTAGGCTTGCGATTGGGAGACCGGTTCCGTATTTCCTCCACAGCCGTGTAGTAGAAACTTAACCAGTTCTGTATCTGGAATTAGTGGCTCTTCCATTTTTTTGCTTACGCACAACATCATACGTTTCTTAATCTCCATTTCTCTGGGTGAAAGGAGAGTTGTTGCTTCATCTTTGTCTTTGAATAAAGCACGTTCAATTCGTTCGTATGTGGGATCTTTCTTTGGCATTATTCATTAATACTTTGTTCTTTCATGTATTTATCGGCCAGAGGTTCAGCTGCAGGGCTGCCGGCGATAGCTAGTTTGATGACTGTTTTCCGGAGGTTGAGCTTGGTCTGAAGTCTTCCCTGGTGATAAGCAGTATAGATAGGCGAACTATGATGATTTTTGCAAATATCACAGAAGAAGTCCCGTTGGTCAACTGGGATATTCAATAAAATGGCAATTTCCCCCGGTGGTAAAAGGGCGGAAGACATTTCTTTTATCTGTTGCAGAACTTCTTCGGATAAGGTCATCATTCTAATATATCATAGCGAATGGCATTTTCATACGCTTGGTTAAACATTTGTGAGAAGTATTCGTAATGTTTTCCGGAGGTGAAATAGAAACCATTTTCCCATCGGTGGTTTTGATTAAGGTTTGCAGATCCGGCAATCCCGAATTTATGTTGCCTATTCTCGACTAATAATAGTTTGGCATGACATGAATCAATTCGGATGGACGGACTAATATTTGAGGCAAACAGTAATAGATCGGGTTTATGACGTTTTACTGTCATATCCAGTAGAAGTGTCAGGCTTTCTATTTTTCTTTCGTCAGCGAGAAAAAAAAGAGGGCGTAGGCTATCTTCAGAGATACTGAATGTCATGATCTTCACTTTTGCTGGGCCGATCGCAGATAAAAGAGAGGGCAATACTTCATGTATTGCCCAGTCTCCCTTGTGCATAAACGGTTCAATAGAATCTGGACACAATGCAAGTGGAAAGTTATCCTGAAATCTTTTCACCTTGTGTTAGTGCTATTTCAGCCTCCAATGTGGCAAGTTCTGTCTGATACTTCTCAATACGGTCTAAAGCATTTTGCATAACGGTTTGTTTTCCATCTTTTTGAGCACGGTCAGCAGCTGCTTTACTATTGGCTATGTTGTTCTTCAAACGTTTGATTTGACGGGCTATTTCAATGCCACGCACAATGCTGTTTTCACTGAATTCCGGTCTCTTTTCTTCTAATTGCAGATTTCCTTTTCCTTCAGCCCAGGAGTCAATCTGTTTCCATAATTTGCGTCGTTCGTCATCGAGCTTGCATAGTTCTTCAGCTATCGGTTGTCGTTCTTCTACAGGAAGTTCCGGATTTGCGACATCATTATGCAGGCTTGCATATAATGGAGCGATCTCCTTGATACGATTGTAGGCCTTGCGAATGGATGGATTGAGTGACTCTTCGGTAATGATTTTAACGCCTGGTGTACTTAAGGCGTTGATCTCATCACGTAGTTCTGTGAGTTCGGACATTTTTTCTTCGAATTGTTCCTGAAGGGAGACTAATTCTTCCGCATGATTTTCATTGTCGCTTTCTAGTTCGTCAACGCGAGATTGGATATCAGTGATTATTGTCTCCAGATTGATCATTTCCAGTTTCTTGCTTTCGATCGCTTCTTTCCGTTCGTCATCACTCATCGTTTTTGCTACGATTATTTCCTCCATTGCTGCCGGGTAGATAGCAGGAGAAAATTTGATTTCCTTGTCAATCTTCGTGAGACTATTGACGAGTTGTGTAAAATGTGGATCGAAGATATGTGGAGCTTCTGGAGCTTTTGCAAAATAAGCAGAGAACCTTTTCTTGGCTGGTTCCTTTGCGAGTGCCTCGAAAAGAACTATACCGTCAGCGTATTTGCGCTGACGGTCGCCTAACCATTGAGTCAATTGTTCTTGTCTGGTCATAATTATTCACTTGGAGATGGTGCGGGTTTTAATCCTGCTATGACTTCCATGTCAATTGGTGTTTGTAGGAAGATGGCTGAATAATTGGAGTCTACGGTAGCTGTGTAAGTGGTACCACGACGATCGGCTCTTGCTTTACCTCCGTTGAAAGATGGTGCGGTGGTTGCATACAAGCCGGGTTGCCCCAGGATCATTTGTTTGCCATCTGCATCTTCAAAGATATAATATCCTGGAGTGTTTTTGATTAGTGCATTGAATGCGTGC